AGCTTGCGAAAACGTTCTTCATCTTCTGGTGATGTTTTGTTTTCTACAGGTGTTTTCTCTACATTATTTATTGCACTAAGACTTATTTTTTCGTAATCATCAAACTCTCCAAAATCTGACGGCTGTATAACATATGGTCTGTCAACAGCAATTTCCTGCTTCTGTTTTTTATTTTGCATATCGCTATAGTTCACATAGCCTTCCCTCTGTAATATTGCTGCACATTCAGCAATACTCGGTTTATCTACAGTTCTACTGTCAGCAGTTTTTTCAACAACAGGCTCTACTGATTCTTCTTTTTTATCCTCGTCAAATACTCTTCTTGAATTGAAGTCTTCCTCTGCGAGCTTCTCATACTTATCTTTAAAATATGAGTATGTACCGATTACACCAATTCCAGCACCAATAATCGTGCCTAAAATAAATGCTACTTTACTGTTCATTATTATCCCCCTCTGTCTTGATAGTCATAACGGTTAATGCTAAACCGCCAAAAAGTAAAGAGGCACTCAACAGAATGCCCCCTGTAATATGTCTTTTTCGATGGGTATCGAGAATATAATCCATCATTGATATGAAGTTACCGATTCCTTCCATAATTAGTGCTCCTTTCCACCAAATAAAACAGCCAGACCACTCCAAAAGCAAATTCCTGCAACTGCTGATAATGTTAATCCCACTACATGCATAATAATTCTCCTTTCTATTCTCCACTTGAAAAATAGTGGTTTCCAATCTGAAACATAGGTGTTCCATAATTCCCATATCTATCAGCTGTAAAGAATATAACATCGTAATTCTTCCTATTACGAAGCTCTTCAATTACAAGCTTACAAATATAATCGTCAATATAGCATCTGTCAACTCGCCCATTCCACATAGAAGAAAATTGACTTGGCTGATAAACTACTTCATGAACTGCATTAGGAAAAGAATCAGAGTCAACACGATTTAAAATAGTATCAATTACTAATCGTTTGCCATCTTCACATTCTCCCTCAGCTTCAGCCATAGTAACAAGAGCAATTAACTCAATATCGTCATTTGAAATATCAGTATAAATTTCGCAGGCAACGTCTTGAGGCGCTGGCTCTTGCACTACTACTTCCTCCTTCGAACTAAATGATACTTCTTCAACCGCCTCAGTTTTGATAACCTCAACTGTCACTGTCTCATTAATTTCATCGTTTTCACTTGTTGTGATTGGTGATGCTGCTATACAAAAAGAGCTGGTGATTATCAGTAGTACCATCCAAATTATTTTTTTCATATGCAAATTCTCCGTTTAAATCAGATCTAATATATTACCGTCCACATTGAAGTCTAATAAAATTGCTGGTTCATAAGATCCGTCTTCTGTCTCTCTGTTTGTTTCTAAGATGCCAAAGTCCACGAAATTATCACCAACTTCATTGTTCTTGTTATATACCCAACCTACAATCTGACCTTCCTTGGTTCTGTCAATTCCAAGCATATCGTATACATCATTTAAGAATACATATCCTCTGGCATGTAAAAGATCATTTGCATACTGCTGCTGTCCTCGTAACATAAGTAAATTATACTGTGTATCTTTCTCATACCCTTTGCAAGTCTCATCAAAGAATCTTGCATATCCGCTATCTGCGTTAGCTACATTGACAGTAGATTTTACTTTCTTCTCTTTACCTGTCTCTGGATCTTTTACAGTTTCCTCGAATTTCTTAGCCTTAATATCATATTTCAGCTCTTTGTCAACCTGCTCTCCAAATCTTTCAACAACTCGGTTACGATATTCCTTGAATGACTTGTCGACAGTTGCGTATGCTGCTGCCAGAGCTACATTTCTCTTTCTGAGAATATTATTAGACGCTACAATACTTGTGATTGATAATGCACCTAATGCAATAGCCGGAGCATATAACTTAACAAGCTTAACACCTGTCTGAGCATAAATAATAGTCAAGTCTTTCTTAGCATCTTCCTGTGAATAGTCAGCTTTGATTTCCTCATTTTCAGAGCATTCATGCACAGCATTTACATCTTTTTTATGCTCTTCTAATACCGTACTTAATTTTGTTGTCGCTTTACAAGCCATTACAGCACTTGCAACTGTTCCAACAACACCGGCTACGATAAGAATTTCCGGGCTATGCTTTTTCACTTTGATGGTTGCTGTATTTACAGCGCTTGTTACCTTTGTAATGATTTCATTCTTTTTCATGGTTATTTGTTCTCCTCTTCTAAAAGTTTTATATGATCAATGAGATGCTCTAAATACCATCTCGCTTTTTCTAAGTCCTGTACACCGTTCTTATTTTTCCAACGGCATATATATTTGAGTACATTTCCAGTGTCAGTAGCCTCAATGCCTTTCAAATCAAATGTAAATGCCTCAATAACATCAATTACCTCTAATCCAGTTTCACTCTGATAATGTGCTGGATGTGATACCATAACATCTTTTGACTCGTACATAATCTTCCTCCTAATCTATTGGATTTGCTCTTGGAAACTTGATAGTATATCCGTCCCTTGTATTAATAACCCTTGCATTTCTGATATTGTCAGTCCAGCCGTAATTATTTCCTGTCCAAGGACCATCAACCCCAACCAAATCGAAATAGTCTGCAACACTTACAATTCTGTAACTTGCAACGATTTCGTCCATAGCAGCTAATACATTTTCTGCCTCAGTTCTGGTGTCAAAGTAAATATCATCGAAATCGCAACCACCAATAGAACTCTGTGAATTGTAATTTCTTCTGTTGCCCTGTGCTGGGTCTTCATAATATTTGCGATAAGATACTTTGCTTGCGGATGATCTTTTACCACTAGGGCTCTTAACTCCAAGAACCGCCTTAACAGCATCAAGAATAATATCCTTCACGGCAGGCACAACGATATCCTCGAAAATGTAGCTTTTTACGTTATCTACATCTTCTGGAACAAATATCCCTGCAAGTTTATTAATTCCGCTCTTTTTCTTTGTCTTAACAGAACCGGATACAATTTTTTCTACCTTCTTTTCTGGTAGTTCAGCTTTCGCTCGTTCTCTCGATTTATGTGAGTTGGACTTGTATTCTTCCATTCTTTTCCTCCTAATTGATAACCATTAATTCCCCAGGCAAAGTAATTTTCGATGCTGGCATACGGTTATTATTTTTCTTAAACTGATACGCTAAATTACTCTTTGCTTTCTTTTCAGATGCTGCGTATGTGGACCCCGCCCAATTATGGGCAATACACCTGCCAAATTCCATAACTGGACCATTATAAGCATACTGATTCATAACAATACCTCCATAATAAAAAATAAGAGAGAAAGCACCTTGTTATAGGTACTCTCCCTCTCTCTCTTGTCAGAATAATAATTCTTTAATTTTCAGAATCATTCTCATCAACTGTTTCAGTGTTTTCATCCTCAACTGTGGTCTCATTCTCAACAACACGAAACCCTTTACGCGCTTTCATTTCTTTCAGTTTACTAACTGCTGGTGCTACTACGAACTTGTAAGCTAAACCGCCTGCAATCATAGCCACACCGATAGTTGTTACCTTACTGAATCCTCCTTTGGAAGCTGTCTTTATGATTTCCTCTGTTGTGTCCATAACCTCTTCGTTGTTCATGATTTCCTTTGTTTCCATAATGTTAATCTCCTTTCAGATTAAAAATTTGTTATTCTTTCCATAATAGTGGCTGTAATTTTTGCGAACCTACATCAAGTTTCTATAATCATATCTAGGTCCACATCCGTAATCTATTACAAACACTGGTTCATCATTGTCGTTAAGCTGTGAAGTATAGCGAAGGTCTATATATCCTTCTCGGTCAATATTCCATCCAATGTCGTCGCCGATTTTAATAGATGGTAAACCAATTTCGTAATAAAATTCATTAAGAGAAATATACATTTCATCTCGCATCCTTCTATTCAAGTCGTTCTCTGCTTTCTTAATCCTGTCAATTTTTGACTTGAAATATCGTCCGGATAATACATCGTAGCAAAGAGTTTCGCCATCTCCAACAAATATAATTTCGCTTTCTTTTGCCGGATGCGTATCGATTTTCTCTTTTGCAACGGCATCTCTGATAGTCTGCTCTTTTTTTTCTCCAATCGTTTCAACAACTTTGTTCTGATATTCCTTGAGTGATGTTTCAGCTATAGAATATGCCGTAGCCAATGCGGCGTTTCTTCTGGCATTTACTGAACTTGCTCCAATCAGACAAGCAATAGATAAACCGCCGGTTATAGCTACTGGAACATAACATTTCCACGTAACTTTTATAATTTCAGTCTTGCTGAGGTTATGTCCTTCATATGGTATATTTGTTTCATTAGCTTTTTTAAGCTCCGCACTACCAATTAATTTTAGTGCCTTAGGAGTTGCTCTTACAGCCATTACAGTCGTTGTTACCATTCCAGCAATACCTATTCCGGTCAATATTTCCGGACTGTGTTTTATGGTTGATTTTTTCACTGCATTATATGCCGCTTTAATATTGGGTTTATGCATTTTTATTACTTCCTTTCCTATAGATTACCCCGCCCACAAGGGGCGGAGATTTTTACTTAACCAACCAGATTTCCGGACGAACCCCAAGAGAGTACGAAGCGCTGAGGAAGCCCGCATCGCCATAGCCGTCCACAAGAGCGAAAAGAGCCGCAGAAAATTCTTTCTTGGTAGCATTACGGAGCCATCCGCACTCACACTCATTGTTATAATAAGCAACTCGATTGCGTCTCTGCTTCATAAGTGGAAGCTGTTTGTCATTATCAGTCTCAAAGTGATTTCTATCCCACTCGTCGTCCCAGCCAAACATCTCACCTACTGTCGGAATAGTCACATCAGTAAGTCTTGCCCTAATTGAATAAGGTAATGCCTTTACGAACTCTGTATGTAACCATTTATTCAAATCAGAGTCTTCAAATCCGCCCTTATTTGTGCCTGACTCATTCATAGGTCTCTCAGCTACATAATCATCGAAAATAAGCATAACCTTATCGTCCGTAACCTTGTGTACTGTTGCTGCAAATTCTCCAAATCCATCCAACTTAATTGTTGTCTTATCTCCTACCTCAGCATCTTTTAAGTCAGACTTTGTAGGTACCCCGAATATTGCATTAATAAATTCTTTAATTGCAAGTTCATCATTAATGCAATACGCTCTCATGGCTTCTTTTGACTCTTTATCAGCAGTCATTTCAATATACTTTCTGTACATTCTTTCTACTGTAGGTGTGTCAATCCCTCTTGTTGATAATCCAATAATTTCTTCTCCTAATGTCATTTCTCTTTTACACATAATGTTAATCTCCTTTCAAAATATCGCTTTATGCGATTAATAAATCAATGATCCATCGTGTCGTGTCTTTTGCACACGAAAATAAAAAACTGTTGTTGATGTTTTTGCAGGCGTACTCATCCATTAACTCTTCAAAATTTTCAAGAGTTATCAATGGCGGAATATCCCTGTTGTTATTCAATCGTGTCAACAACTCTTTTGCCGCCCATATAGAGTAGCTATTACTGACAAAACTATCGCTATACCACCAATCAACTTTATTTTTTCTTGATTGCTTTAGACAATATTCAGTAATTTCAATAGCTGTATCTATTGATGACATACTTAACCTCCATAAAACAAAAGAGTCCTTGTTTTAGGACTCCTTCGCATCTGCGTCTCTTTTAGCAAGAGCTTCATTAACTTTCTTATCAATCTGCTCATTCATCTTCTGCTCATCAGCCCAATCGTTAATAAGATTCGCTCCTAAACCGATCACTGTTGCAGCAAGACCAATGATTCTAATAATTTTACTATTCATAGCCCGTTGCCTCCTTTCCATAATAGTAGCTGTAATTTTTGCGAATAGACTATTCCATTGTGAAATCTTCTTCATCACACCAATTAGTGTCTGGTGTCCAAACCATTTCAATGACATATACTTCAAGACCGTCATCCAAAACTGTTTTTCTGTGATTAAAATCTATCCAATATAATCCATCATCACAGTTCCATCCTACATACTCCCCGCCATCAATAGCAGACAAACCAAGCATCTCATAAAAATCATTTACTGGAAGATGACCAGACATTACAAAATTTCTGTTAAGATGATACTCAGCCTGTAGCACTCTGCTGACGGAACTTTCAAAATATCTTCTTGAATATTCGTCATAAAACAGACGATTTTCGTCCGGATCATGCTCGTCAAAGTCTAATGAATTCCATCCACATATATCCTGTCCGCTAAGATATACATCATTACAATGCTCTTTAGCTATAGAGTCGATTATTTTCTGATGCGCTTCCTCTCCATACAATTCCTTGAGTTTTTCTTTATACTCATTGTAAGATTTGTTAATCAGCGCATATGCACTTGATAAAGCTGCCTGTTGATGCCGGTTTAATACATTTGCACCAACAATACAAATGATTGTAGAAACTCCTATAACTGTTGACGGGATATAATAAACCCACGCAGACTTAATAGCTTCTGTTTTGTTATATCCGCATGGGTCTCCATCGTGATTAATCAAGCTGTCTTTCCTAATCTTTTCAATTGCTTTAGGTGTTGTCATAACGGCAGATACAGTAGTTGCAATAACACCAGCAACTCCAAGACAGGTTAAAACTGTTGGTGAGCCTCTTTTCAGTTGTACAACTGATTTGTTAATGAGTTGATTGATTTTTGGTTTCATAGTGGTTGTCTCCTTTCTTTATTCCATAGCTCGTAAAATATCCAGCACATTATCTGCCAGATTTATTGCTATTGAAAACATTAGTTGTGTGTCTTGTCTCATATGATAATATTTACTCATCATAGATTTGAAACATCTGACAATTTCTTCAATTTCTGCTATTGACGCATTGTTTTTTGGATATAATTCAGATGATACATATTCCAGTAATTCATTTACTGACCATATGGAATAGCTAGATCGCATAAATTCCTTACGATGACCGAAGATCGCCGGAAATGATATATCCATCTGATATGTATCACTCAATATCAGCTCAAGCTGTTCAATAGACATATGAACTCTCCTTTCCAGAAAAATAAAAGAGAAATAGAATGGATTCGAACCATCGACCCCTGGTACAGTATATTGACCAGTGCTCTACCAACTGAGCTACTATTCCTCTCATAATATGCTTTGTAAATTTTGCGAAGTAAAAGAAAAGAGTCGCCATAAGCGACCCTAATCGTCAGTTCAAACCAATACTTTTCAGTATGTTTATAAGCTCGTCTTTTCCGATTTCAGCATCTACATCGACACGAAGATGTGTCTTTCCGTCTGCAATAGTTGTAGTAATTTCATTTAACTGAATATCAATATCGTATCCAGTTTTCTTATGTATCACCATTTTTAATGCTTTTGAAATAATTCCTCTTGTAAATTTAGATACTATTTTCATTTCGTCCATGCTCCTTTTACTCCTTTCAAAGCTTTAGTTTTCATAAAAGGAACTGCGATTTTAGCGAAAAAGAAAGAGCTATTGCTAGCCCAATCTTTTAAAACCCTCTTTTAATTGCTTCTAAATAGTAATTTTGATACCTACAATTCTTTAACACCTAACTGGTATTATAAAGTGTTACGATAAAATCCGCAATGC